TGATGGACTTCATAGATCCCGTCCCCCCCTTCCGCCGCGATGCGTGCGGCCACTTCGACACCATCGGTGCGAGAGGATGTTTGCGAGGTCGATCCATCAAGCGAGGTGCACTTCACCACCATCTGATTGCGATAGTTATCATAATTCGTGGCGACCGAGAGGTCTTCAATGTCGGCGTTCGCAAGTTGAAGCCCTGCCCACGGCGTGGCGAGAGAAAATTGCACCCGTTTATAGGGATCAATGAAGCATACCCCACCTCCGGCCTTTCCGACGTCACGAATGAAATCCCACAGGCGCACATGGTCCGCATTGACCAGCACCAGCGTCGGCCCATCATCCATCGTCCCGACCGTCACCCCATTCGCCAGCGCACTGCCCGTGGAGAGGGCATCGCTGATACACTTCCCCACCATGATATTCGCGTAGGATTTCGTCACCGATCGACGCTGGAGCAGCAGTTCCCATCCCCCCGCATCGAGTGCATATTCCTTCACCGTTTCATCGGGTCCAGAGGTCAGTGTGACCAGACGCAACAAACCCGCAAAGATCACCTCATCTTGAAAGACCACGGAGATGGTATTGCCTGCCTGCGGCACGATACTCGGATTCAACGCGGTGCATTGACAGGTCGAGGAGCCATCGGCATCATCAGTAATGGATACGGAATCCATCTTGATCTTGCCTTGCAGGACCCCATTGATGAGGACGAAATAGAGCGACCCCGCTGGCCACGTGCCCACCAGGTCCCCACCAATGGTCTCTTCACCGACCGCGACGGTGCCGTTACACGACATCTTAGACTTCCCATCCCCAGAACATGACGGTGTGGGCCGGTGACGTGCCCACCAACCGAAAGAACGGATACTTGGTGGCAATGGCCGCCTTCCACAGCACGTTGTACCCGTGCCCCGCGCCTTCCGTGCCTACGCTGACGGTCGGCAACGAGGACACCACGAGCCCGTTGGCATTCGCATCGTCCACGCCAAAGGCCATCACCGGATTCGTGCGCGCCGTGGCGGTGTCATAGCCCACATCGTTGTCCGCATAACCGAGCTTGAGCGATTGCGGATTCGCCGCCAATGAGTTCACTTTGATCTTCGCAATGTAGAGGGTCTTGCCAGCCGTCACCTGATAGGCCACCGTTGTGTGTGGGATGCGAAGATGGCTGACGTTGCCAGAAGTCGACACGTGCCCAAAGAAAAAGAGCATCGTGGACAGGGTATCGAGCACGGTGTCACCGGCTTTGTAGAGTTGCATCGTTAAAATCCTCCCAAAAAGGCCAGCGCATTGGCCATATCAAAGGCCTCGGCCGGCGCATCGCACAGGACGGTCGTGGTCCCTGCGGCCAACGTCAACGCCGCGCCACTCGCGCTACTGTCGTAGATTTTTGTTCGCGCCAACGTGTCAGGGCTTCCGCTGGTGATCGTGCCGAGGCCGATCTCCCAGGCCGTGCCCTGGATGAGCACATAGTAGACCAACTGGCCTGACCCGAAGGCGGACACAAATGTTCTGAAGCCGGAGACCGCACCCGCGAGACTGAGGGTGCCGGTACCGGTCGTCGTGGTCGTTTCTTTCACACGAGCTTTCAAGGCGGTAGGCATAATTAGGCTGGAGCTCCTGCTGATCGCCAGGCCCCTGGCGTATGTCGCACGGTGGACCGCGCAATCTGCCGGCCATCGAGATGCACCGGCACGATGATGGTTTGTTCTCCTCCGCCATTCCCGCCGCCAAAGGCCTCGCGCATGAATGAGGCGCCCTGCTGGTTCAGCGGGATGATGGCCTCTGGACCGTGGAGCATGGCCGGCGTGCCACTGCCGAAGTTGCCTATGCCTCCTTCGCTGAAGGTGGCTTTGGCGGCGCTGGCCGTGGCCGCAGCGGTCAAGGCCGATGCGGCGGTAGTCAGTGCGGCCCCCCCAAGGACTTGCGCAAGAGTGGCCCCCACGATAATGGACCCTGCCAAGGCCTGTCCTATAATCGGAGTGCCTGCGACCGATGCGGCCACCGCCAGCATGAATCCCACAATGGCCTCCAAGACGGTGCCGAGCACACCAATGGCCGCCACCCCTGTCGCAATCACACCCGTCAAGGCCAACGCACTGGCCACGGATGCCGCCTTCGTCGCGGCTAGGAGAATGGCGGAACGGGCAGTTTCTTCTGCCGTGGTCACAGATGTTTTCGCCGATTCCAAGGCCGTCCATGCCATCAATTCTTTCGAGGCGCTGGCGGTCATGAAGCCAGCCTTGACGGCCGCCTGGAGTGCCCATTGGGCCGCAAGCTGGACACCCATGTTGATGGCCCCTTGCACGATGGCCATCTTAGTCGCATCCCACGCTGCGACGGCCACCTTGCCCCCATGGACAATCGCATTCGCCAATCCACCGGTCCAGGCCGAAATAATTTGCGAGACCGAGAAGGTGTTACTGGCGACAATATCCTGCATCTGTTTTTGAAAGAAGGTCGGATATTGCTGAATGATGCCCATGCGCTTGGCTTGGGTCTCGGTATCGAGGGCAATCAATAAGGTATTCTTCCGCTGCTCATCGGCAATGGTCTGCTCAATGACCTGACGCCGCAGCGCCACTTCGTCATTGAGCAGGGCCAAGGCCTTCTCGCGCACGGCCATGGCCCCGCCCATCATCAAGGGTGAGGCCTTATAGAAGGCCTCCTGCAAATCAAAGTCGGCCTTGGCCAGGGCAATTTCATCCTCCAAGGGTTTCAACCGTGTGATCTTCGTGGCCGCCAACACGGCAGCACCCGATTGAATGCGTTGGGTGTCGGCTTGAATCGTGGCCACCCCAATCTGATCAATCAGCTGCTTTTCTTTCATCCCAGATTCAATCACAAACCGTGCCCGCTCCTCCTCACCCTTCTTACTATCGGCAAACAAGGTCATCTTCGTCGCGATGAAGGTCCGATAGTTGGCCAGCTCGCGTTGCAGAAGGTCCTGGGTAAATGCGGCCATCTTCACATCATCAGCCTGCCTCGCCAAGGCCACTTCTTCATCCGTGCGAATACCGGCCTGTTTTGCCGCCTCCAACAGTGCCACATGATTGGCATAGGCCGCTTTCGCCATTTGGTCTTGCGAGGCGAAGGCCGCTTGCGAGGCCTTCAATTCTTCATCGATGAGTTTGATGTTCTGCTCTGAGGCTTTCGCCGTATCGACGAAGGCGGGCATCTTGGGGCGCATGTCTTGCGCGGCTGGCGCATGGACCATCGCCGCTGCCGTGCGCAGTTTCGCAATCTGTTTGTCTGCCTCTTTATCGATGAAGTCGAGATTGGCCGCCATTTGTTTCCAGGCGGCCCCGGAGAAGATGTTCGTCGAAAAGACCATGTTGCCCACTTCGGCCATCTTCAAGCCTAAATGCGTGAAACGGACACCGAAGATATCGGCCTGCAAACCAATCTGATCGAAGGCCTTTGAGCCCCAGGCAAACAGATCCGTGAGGGCTTTGGTGACCATGACCACACTGGGAGTCATGAAGACTCCGAGCTGCTGCCCAAAGCGCGTCATCGAGGTCATCAAGTCGGCAATACTCTTATCGACGCCCTTCAGGGCTTCAATCTGCGAAGTGCTGAGGGTTTGGCCGAGATTCTTTGACGCGGCTGTCGCCGCATCGATCCCCGCCGACCCCTCCTGAAAGGCTTTTAAGAGCACTTTCCATCCACGCCCGAGCAGATCTGTCATTACGGCATCTTTTTCGAGCCCATCGGCAAACTGCGCCGAGGTCGTCGTGATCTTTCGAATGAGGTCGTCGGTATCCGTCACCGCTTTGATATTGATACCCAATTGCTTGAACCGATCGCCCGCCGACCCCACGCCTTGCTGCGCTTGCGAAAAGCTGGTGGAAAGTTTCTTCATCACTAAAGCGAGATCGTCGCCGGTCAGTCCCACCCGCGAGAGCATGACCTCATAGACTTGTAGCTTGTCGGTATTCATCCCGGTGATACTGCTGAGGGCTTCCAATTCCTCCGCTTGATGGGCTGCGGCCACCGTCATGGCCACGGCGGCCGTCGTCGTCGCTATAAAGGCCGTGGTTCCCACCTTGCTGATGGTCTCCAACCCCTTCTGGAATTGCTGCGCATTGCCGAGCAGCTGCGTGAAGGCCTTTTCCAGCCCACTCGCATCCGCCCCGATCTTGACGATGAGCGATCCGATATCAGCCACGACCCATTCCCTTTCCGAATCGTTCCTTGAGCTTCGCCAGCATCTCTTTCGGCGTCATGCTCTTGCTCCGTGCGCGTGAACCATCGAACACCGGCATGAAATCTTTCGGCGTGAACGTGTGCCCTTGCTTCGCATGGATATTGGCCATCGTACTCGCCACGATCCCCGCCTGGAGGTCTGATCGAGCCGAGCCGAACGGGTCAATCTGCGCATAGGCAATCCACTCCGTGAGTTCTTCCGACGAGAGCGCCGCCAACAACTCTTCTACCGTCCGCCCACCGAGAGCTAAAGCGAGACGGAAGACAAACTGCCGTTGTGGACGGCTGCGGAGTTTTTTACTTTCGCCTCCACATCTTGCGGCCTGAGCCCGGACATGCGCTGCGCCACCTCGAACAGCTTGTCGAGGACGGCCGCGTTCTTGTCGCCCAGGATCTCCACATCCTCTTCCGAAAAGAGGAGCGTGCCCTGTTCATCGCAGAGGGTCATCGACAACAGCCGCGCGCGCGTATTGTCATGGACCATTTCCACTTTCTTCTCGTCCGTGATGCGCACACGGCTGCCCTCAAACGCATCGCGCCCTTTGCCCTTCAGACTGCGCAGATAGACGAGGCCGCCCCATTCGGGGACCTCCACGGACTCAATGGTGAAGTCCTTGACCCCCAAGATCTGCTCGCGTGTCAATGCCATGATCGTCTCCTTGTGCATCAGTGGCAGGGAGCCCGCGCCCCCTGCCGGTCAAACGGTCTTACCCAGGAATGCGGATGATCGCGTACTTCAGCGTGGACGCCGACGCCGTCATGAAGAACTGCCCCGCGTTATTCCAGCCGGTGATGTTGCCCACCCAGAAGGCCGAATAGACACCAGCCGCCAACGAGTAGGCCGTGATGTCCGCCGTCCGGTTGCGTTCGTCTGCGGTGCTCGTGAAGGTGACGGTGAGGGCGCCACCCGTGCTGTTGAATACAATGATGAGTTCGCGCCCCGTGAGGGCAAACTGATCGAAGTTCACGCTGTCGGCGGTGGTGAACACGAAGTCGAGCTGCGTCGCCGTGACGGTCCCCGGATAGGGACCCTTGGGAGCGATGATCGGAAGTTGCTGCCTAGCCATAATGCGTTCCTCCTTGCGGTCGTCAGAATGTGGTTATCGTGTCTCGGTTATGGGAACGTCGGGGCGCCGGTCAAAGTCACCGTCATCGTCGCTTCCAGGACGCCATCCGTCGCGGCCTTCGCGCCAAAGTCGATGCAATAGCCGGTGAAGGCCCAGGTCGTGCTGCCGCCATCGGGGAACACCATTTGGTAATTGGTCTTGGTCCGTCCGGTGAAATCGCTGATCAGGGCCTTGTGGCCGGCGGAAGCTGGAATCAAATTGATCGTGAACTTCACATCGCCCGGATCGAGCAAGCTCACGATCATTTCCTTCCAGGCCCCGGAGGCCGCTGAGGAATGCGTGGTGACATCGATCTGGCTGGCCTTCATCCCAGGCCCGTCCATGGATTTGACTTCCGCGACGGTTACGAAGGTGGCGGAACCGAACGAGGTTTCTCGCTTCAATAGGGTCCCGTATGATGGAATTGCGCCACTGGCCATAATGCTCCTCCTCTACAATGTTACCCTTGTGAATAAGGGTCGGTCCGGAGATGCTCATACAGCACCTCGAAGCGCACCGCCCGCGCCAAATGTGGCGTTGTTGCATCCATTTCGACACTGAGATAATCGGGGGGACTGGTTTGGATCGCCAGGCCGCCCCAGGTGCGATTGTTCGCCAGCACCCATTCGATATCGGCCACGAGGCTATTCAATTGCTCGCCCCCGCTGCGGGTATCGGTCGACGTGGCCGATTCATCCTGCCGCGTGATCGCCACGGCGAACACTTCCATGCGCTTCCGCACATGCGGGGCGCAGGATTCGGCCAGATCCACGGTGGTATCGCCCTCCTTCAACAAGATGGTCGGGACCACCGAGAGATTCACGCCGAGCTCGTTCAGCCGTTGCACCGAGGCAATCGTATTGTTCATCCCGTTCGCCACCGTGATCCCCGCCAACGCCGTCGCCATGGCTTTCACAATTTGCTCTTGAATCGCATCCGCCATCAGAAATGCACTCCTTGCGCCAACGCTTTCTTGAGCGTGACTTCCGTGGCACGCGATCCCGCCTGCGCGACCTTCACGAGCATCGCCGGTCCTTCGGCGGCCACTTGCACGCGAAACTTGAGCCGCGCCGGAATCACCACTTGCGGCACCTTGGCGAAGATCGGCCCGCGTCCCGCCTCATGGAGGTAGAGCAGGCCCATATGGGCAGGGATGGTCATCCCGATCTCATGGACGTGCAGCACGCGGCTAATGCCGATCTTGGCCGCTAAGGCAGGCAAGCTGCTGCCTTGGACGAAGGTGAAGACGTTCTTCCCCTGGCTCATCTTTGGGGCATTGATCCCAGGCGGCCCTTGCAGCTGCGCCTGAATGAAGTTCTTTCGTATCCGCTTCACGCCGCGCGAGAGTTCCCCTCGCATATATTTGAGCTGTACCTTCGGCGTCTCTTGGAGTGCCGAGATGAATCCCGGCAGCTGCTCGCAGACGATGGTGCCGAGTGCGTTGTTATTCATTCGCCACCCGCATGAGCACGTCTTCTTCTAAGAGATCGGACGTGCTGAGCGTCACGAGAAACTTGATCCGATAGTTCTGCCCGTGCGTCCCCGCCAGCACTTTGATGAGCGCTTCGGTGCCCAGGATGGTCGCGGAGGTACCTGATAAGACCGTCGCAGTCTGATCGATATTCGCTTGATCCTTAGCGGAGACCGTCCCACTCACAATCGTGGCGCCCGTGGGAAGTTTCCCGGCGAACTCAATCCCGATCGTATAGGTCTCGCTGGGCTGTTTGCTAAAGGTGTTCATTTGGTCGAATCCATGATGTACAAGCGTCCATTGGCCATAAACACGGTCACGCGATCCGTGGCGTCAAAGAGTTGCGGTTCCCCTGCGGCATCCAGGATACGATACGGTGTCCCAACGGGATTCGGATTCGGCCCGCTGGGCGTAACCACAGAGACAAACCGTTGCGGCTGCGGCGGCCCTGGCTGCCATCGTTGAATGATCCCGATGGGATAGGGTGTCCAAATGACTTGCTTACTGGGAGCGGGCCCAGAAATCGGGACCAGCAAGCCTGCACGCTGCGGCGCAGGGGCTCCAGGCTGCCACGACAGGATCGAGGCCATCGGATAGACCAGCACAGGGAACGGTCCAGGGATGACGCCGCTCGGTGTAACCACAGGCTGAGGCCGTTGAATGGGGACGTCCACCTGCCACGCGAGAATCGTGCTGATCGGATAGGGTTCAAACTGGGCAAAGATTGGCGCTGGTCCAGATTGTGGGATGGTATCAGGCGCACCTTGCGGCTGCGGTGGACCTGGTTGCCAGCCCAGAATCGTGCCAAGAGGATACGGAATGAACGGACCCCAGGGAGTCGGCGCAGGTCCGCTCGGTGGCGTACCTTGCTCGTTGAGTGTCGGCAATGGTGGAGCCGGCTGCCACGACAGAATCGAGGCCAGAGGGTATGGGATGAACGGCAAGGGCACCGCTGCGGGTCCGCTGGCGGTATTGAACGGGACCCATCGCTGAGGCTGTGGCGCGGGGGGCTGCCATTGGAGAATGGTAGCCAGAGGATACGGGACACACGGCGTAAGCAGTGACAGACCTGGGCCACTCGGAGGAGTCCCCTGCTCATTAAGCGTTGGCAGTGGAGGGCCAGGCTGCCAGGAGAAGATGGTGTTGATGGGATACGGTTCAAACTGGGCAAAGGTTGGCCCCGGTCCTGACTCGGTGACTCTCGGCAGCCATCGTTGAGGCTGTGGTGGTCCTGGCTGCCATTGCCGCACCCGATCAAGCGGATAGGGGGTGAAAGCCACCTGGACGGACTTGAATCCACTCGGTGGTGTGGCCTGCTCATTAAGCGTCGGCAGAGGTGGCCCAGGGACCCACCATTGAAGAATCGTTGTCCGCCAGTTATCACCATACGCACTCGGTGGAGGAATAACGTTCGTCTTGGGTCCAGTGGGCGG